GCTGCTTCATTTTTAAAGATTCCTTTAATTGCGACAATTTGTCCCACAGTTAAAAACTCTGGTGCATATGTGTCTGTTGCTGCGCCTTTTCTTCCGAACTTATCGTAGTCAGCTGTTAAGTACATATTTGAAGCTGCAACGATGTCTAAACTAGCATCGCTTGAACTCCAAGTAATTGCACTAACTGCAGACTCTAATCTAAAGTTTCTGCGTTGCCATTGATGTCTTTTTTCTAAGAATTTGAAAACAGGGTCATCAGTTGGTTTTTTAGCCACTTTTGATAAGTAAGAAAAGAATGGAGACGAAGCAGGTGATAGTTCCGCTACTCTTTCGCCAAAATTATAGATACGTCTTGTATCATTAATTGTAACGCCTTCTGGAGTAACACCTATACTGCTTGAATATTGTGTTGCCATCTTATTCTCCTTTTAATTAGAATATGTTTTGTTTGTTGAAGTCCTTTATCATGGTATCCATCATAGAGTCCTCAACGTTTGTATTTACTGATGACTGGTCACTAGCTCCTGGCTGTACTCCGATAGGTTTCGGTATACTTAGTTTGTCTTTTCTAGATTGCATAGTTTCTACTTTCTGTTGAGCTTGTGGGGTTACCTGAGTAATTCCCTGTGCCGCATTCGGCTGTTTCAATTGGTGTAGTTTTACTAAATTATCTAAAGACAATGAATCAGGTGCTGACATTTGTTGTAAGAAATCCTGAGCTTGCTCTGGAGTATAATTATACTTGATTTGTAAATCCTGCATAACTTTTACATCTCTACTAGCTAGCTGCTCTTTTTCTTTTTGTTGTGTCATTTGATTCATATAACTTTCATTGGAGGTAGATACGTAATCTGACATATCTTCCAAATAAGTTTGTTGTGCTCCTAAGTACTTCGCTGATGCACTATCAGGGTCAGTCAAAGCTTCAGAGTGGTCAAATTCAGAAGGCTTAGTAGGTTTAACAGGTTTTTGTAAAACTGTTTCCTCTATAACAGGTGCTACTTCAGTAGGTTGAACTTGTCTTGACATTAAATCTGTCACTTGAGATTTCAATAAATCTACTTCAGCAGAACGTTTATCTGCTTGACTTTGCCAGTATTGAAACTGGTCATTATCACTCTTTGGGTCACTAGTAGGCTGAATATCCAATGGTTCACCTTCAACTAAATTTTCGGCTTCAGGAGCTTTATTAGCTTCTGCTCCAAAAATTGATTCAAAAATATCATCTTCACCAGTTGTTGGCTCAGTCATGCCTTCAACTTCCTTCTCATTTACTTGTGCCTGTGTATTATCTGTATTCATTTCATACTCTCCTATGTTAACTCTCTTAACCTTCGTTCATTGGTTCAAAAATATTATCTTCTTGAACGTCTGCGTCTTCGATGTCCGAGTTCATTAACTGTTGTTTTGCATCGTTTAGCCTAGCTTTATATAAGCTAGTCGCCATATCAGCTCGATTAGATACTTTATCTAAATCTCCACTGAATTTTTCTACTTCGAGTCTCTTCTTCGCATGAACTTCTTCACGTGAAGCAGTTTGTAGGTCTCCCTTGACTCTTTTTAATTCTTCTTGTAATGCTTGATTTTGTTGAGCTAGCTGTTTCATTTGACCAGAACGTTCTAGTACACCTTCTAAGTCTACTAGTTCTGATTTCTTTAATACTTCAACTTGGTCAATTAATCCTAGTTTAAACATTTCCATATAGTTATTTAATAGTGCCATTCTATTTGTTGGTAATGTAGAGCCTGAGACTACAACAATATCATATTTACCTACTCCTATATCATGAAATTTTGATACAGTAGCGTTGTCCATTTCTTTATAGAAGTTAAATCTTTCTTCTTTTTCAGTACCATTGGGTTGGACAAGACGTATTACTTTTTCTTCTGTATATAATTGTTGCATCAATGGTATTGCAACCTTTGCTAATTGATTTAGCATTCCTTCTATATCATCACGTCTTGATTTAATTCTTCTTTGTCCAAATTCATCTACTACTAAAGTACCTCTATAGGTAGATGGTGCAGATTTAGCAGAGCCCTGCATTAACTCAAAAATACCAAAGCCGTATTCAAGGTCATACTTAGCATCGGCTTCATTTTTATATAACTCATTTGGTAATGGTACTGGACCAGCTACTATAGGAGCACCTAGTTCAGCGTCAAATTCTATAACACTAGTTCCCGCTTTACTCCACTCTTGTTCAATTTGATTTAAATCTGCTGAACCACGAGGTATTAAAAGCTTTACATTGGTACTAGTACTTGCGTGTGCTATAATAAGTGAACGAATCTTGTTTATATATTCTTGTAGAGGTCTATATAGCCTAACATCTGATTCTGGAAAAGGATTACGAAGATGTACGTTCATTAAAGGAACAATGGGATAATCTTCTATAGGTAATAAACGTTTATATAATAATTTATCTCCAACCGTAACAATCATTCTTACACGACACTCTTCTATTTCATTAGATATAATTTCTTCTGAACCAATAAGTTCTTCTACCGTCATAGGTATTAATAATGTAGTACTACCAGGAATACCATTCTCATCTTCTTCTCCAGGAACTCTTATCATATCTTGTTGAATAGGTTGTCCTGCTTGGTCGTATTGAACTTCTGGAATCCTATAATGAAACATTGGACCTATTTCTTCTATAATTTTATACATTTCTTCAACAGAATTTTCATCAAACAATATTACTTCTTCACCTTTAGCAGTCTTTACTTTCATGTAGTAAGTAGCAACGTATTCTTTGTATTCTTTTTTATCTAATAAATGTTCTTGCTGAGAAAAAGGTTCGTAACAATTATAAAAAGTATGTCGTTCTCTTTTATATCTTTCAATGTATTGTCTTCTATTATGAACTGTTTCCGTACCATCTGTTTGGAATAACTGACCTTCCGAATTAGCTAAATTAGTAGAAGGATAATCATTAGACTCATCTGGGTGAGCAGAAGAGGATTCAATAATATTATAAAACTCAGGATATACTTGCATAGCTTGTTCATCTGTCATATAAGTAGTAACTAATATATTAGCTGCATCTCTAGCAAATATATCTTTAGCGTTGGGGTCGATGTACACATCTAAAGGATTTATAGACTTTACGTAAACTTCACCTTTACCCATGTCAGCATCAGGGTCTTGAAATACTTGAAGTACACCCATACCACCAACATAGTAGTCATCAATAGTTCTTTTTAATTCTTCATCTCCAGCTGATATACTCCATATATATTGGAAAAGGTCTGAAAATACTTTTGCTGTAGCTCTATCTGAGTCTTCACGACCCGTAGAACGAAATTGAGGTGAGTTATAAGTTAATAAAGATTTTGCTGTTTCTACAATAGGGTGGATTCTATTTACAACTATTGGTGCTTGACCACGAGCTTCTAGCACTTCTTTTTCTTCGTTGGTCCATTGAGCTCCAGCTCTAAATTCTACTGCTTCTTGAAATTTTTGTGCCCATACTTCTCTTGCACTTCTATAATCATTGAATATTTCCCTAGTTTCTTCTACTTCTATCGGTGTTTTTTCTGGATTAATGGCTCCTGAATCAATATCGAATACAAGCTTTAGGTCATCTCTTCCTTGAGTTCTTGTGCTTTGAGTTCTTTTTTGAATCTTTTTTGGCATCTATTTGTTTGTAACCCTTCGGTATTTCTACCTTATCTAATATATCTAACTTATTAATAAATTCGTTAAAATTAAAAAAGTACTTGTTTTTATCCATAAATGTAGTACAGTGAAATTACGTGATTTTTTAGCTAAATGTCAAGGATTATTAAAATAATTTCCAAGACTTAGGTTTTTTTCTTGTATACCATTCTTCTTTCTTTTGTTTTTCACCCATTTCTTTGTGTGCAGGTCTATAACAATTTTTATTAGCATAAAAGAATCCATCTAGTAAATCATCATGCTTACCACGAGGATATAGTAGTAGTTCATCTTTAAATGCTTGCATATTAGATTGAATGTATACTTTCTTGTTTGCAAAAATAGGCTGTAAGCTTTCTAGTCTATAGTTCTTAGAGGTACGAGGGTTTTCTTTTATTTCTAATCCAGGGATAAACATCCCCATCTGTTCAGCTTGTTCTTTAATATATTGACGCAACATCTCTTGATAGCCCACAGACTCAATACGAGTCTTAGTACTTTTATATTGTTTAAAGTTATTAATGATAGCATCAGCTAAATCTAGAGGTGTAGCTCTTTTTCTATAGTAGGGTAATATAAATCTATTAAAGTCTTTATCGATACCTATATTAAATATAACAGAAAAGTCAGCACCTTTCTTCGTGCTAGATGCAGGGTCGACACCAGTAAAC